GGTGAGGGTGCGGCCGTAACGAACCTCAACATCAGAAACGTTCGCGTAAGTCACGACCGCACCACACTCCTACTTCTTGACGTAACCGGAATCGAGCAGGATGTCCAGGATCGAATCAGGCACGGTCGAAATGGTGCCGGACGGGCCTACGAGGTGGGTATAGCCCTTGGGTGCGGGCTCACGTTCCGATTCCGGCTCGGGGAATAGTTCGGCACCTGGCGCTACGTGATCGTTGTCCGCAGGCGGCTGAGGCTCACGTTCCGATTCCGGCTCAGACGCAGAAACGGCCACCTCATCAGTGGCCGTCCCTTTTAGATCTTCAGTTGTAGTTGCCTTTTTTATAGCCACAAGTGGCTCCTATTCTGGGAACAGGTCCCCGTAGAGTGCGAGCATTTCCCGCGCCCACTTGACCTTTTCCTCTACTCGCTGACCGGATGGCTGTGAGCTGGACCAGAGTTCAAGGTTCTCGGGACGGTTATCATGCTTCACGCCGTTTATGTGATGGACATTCTCGGCGCCGATCAATGCGCGACCAATCATGTCCTGCATTACCTTGCGGTGCTGCATGATATGGCCAGTCTTGGTGGCCCCCGGATAGTCGAAGCCGACATATACCTTGATGTAGCCACCGGACGTCATTTGCTCAAGCCCCTGCCCTCGCATGTAAGCGTGCTGGCAAGCCTTACTGCAATAGTTCCTGCTGGTCACTTTGCTCTTGGGGCGGGTATGAGCCTTTCCGCAGTGGGCGCATGCGGTTTCAACTACTGCATTAGGACGCAGCCGCAGATTCGTGGCACGCGTCGTTTCGGCGTGCGCCTTAGATGACGTATAGCAGGCGTGGGTGCAATAGACATGCCCTCGAAATCCCGACCTTGTGCGAGTTACGGTCGCGCCGCACGTCTCACATGGCTTGGTTATTTTCTCATAGCTGCGTATTGCACCCATCGCGTCCCCTTGAGTAGTCGTTACCTCAAGTGTAGCTGCTATACGACTTCCTAGCGAACGTTATGCATTGTTACTGAAACGGACAAAGCTGGCAGGATCGTTGACCAGGAAGCCGTATTCGGCCTCAGCGAGGATCGCAACCAGGTTGTTTTCCCACAGCGACGTGAGAACGCCGTTGATGGTGACCGTCGCCTCGGTGGACACGTTGTAGGAGATGCCACCAACAGCGCCCCAGGCAGCCTGCGACCAGTCGCCAGCGAACCCGTAGGTCTTCGTCGCGGCGTCGTAGATGCCGTCGCCGATGAACGCCTGACGTCCAAGCAGCCGGCCTTCACGGACGGGGCCGTTGGTTTCGGTGAACGGTGACTCAACGAACAGCGGACGGTTCGCGGTGTCCTTGGAGCCGTTCAGGACGGGCTCGAAACGGTTGTCGAAAGCCCAGCCGGTCAGCTTCTTGCCAGCGTTCACGAGGGTGGACAGGCCCGCGTTCAGGTCGCCGTACACGTCAGTGAAAGCCGGGGTAGTACCGGTGAACTCCTGCACCGAAGAGCCGGTGGAAAGGTTCGTGGAGAACGGGGAAGCCGTGCCGTACAGGGCGGCGGCGTCGAACGCCACAGCGAACGCTTCAGCGATCTGCGGGCGGATCAGGTCAACGTAGCCGCCGGGGTTGGCGCGCAGGACCTCAGCGGAGACGACCGCGATAGCGGCAATCTTCTTCGGGTCCATGGTCTTCAGAGCCATAGAGCCCTTAGACGCAGGCTTCTGCGCACCTTCAGCGACCCAGCCGGCCTGAACCTTGCCGGTCACAACCGGGATGGACTGGCCGTTGACGCCAAGCGGGACGCGGGGGGCGAGCTGCTGAACCACAGAGGTCTTCGCGGCCTGTTCAAAGATAGCTGCCGACTGCTCACGGTTCAGGAAACCGGAAAAATCGGAGAGCTTAGTAGCGGCGGTAATCGCCATGTCATGCTCCTAAAAGTGGGGGCTAGTTCAGCCCAAGTTTGTTTTTGAGCGTGTCCAACAGCGGATCGCCGTTGAGCGCGGTACCCTCACCCTTCGCACCCTGCGAGGGGTCAGGCTTCGGGGTGCCGGGAGCATTCAACCGGGCCATGAGAAGGTCAGCCTTCGCGGCAATATCACCCTCCGTGTCACCGGTCAGGAACTCGATGAGGTCCGCGGGTACGCCCTTGTCAATGGCGACCTTGTTACGGACGTTCTCGGAGCGGAGCCGCGCCAGTTCAGCGGCGGACTCTTCCGCCATCTTCTTGGTCCGCTCAAGTTCGGAGAGGCTCGCGTCCTCTATTTCCTTGAGCTTCGCGGCGTACTCGGCGGCGGTGCGTTCGGCTGTTTTGCGGGCTTCGCGCTCCGCCTGAAGTGCCTTCTTGCCGCCGTCCCCAAGTTCCTGGGTTTCGGTTACCTCAGCTTCGGCCGGGGCCTGGGCTTCAGTGGTTGATTCGGTTACTGCTTCCGACATGATTTGTCCTCCGTCGCGGATGGAAAAACCCCGAGCATCGCGCTTGCGGGGAGAATGTGGGGGCCTATACGACCCAGCCGTAAAGCTTCAGGAGGCGCTTAGCGTCTTCCTGGTCTTTGGCTATTGAGTAGATGGATTCAGGCATGAGACGTGGCGACTTCAGGCGCATGTACTTTGACCCAGCCTTGAACACGCCCTGCTCTTTGATGTACTGCGCCTGCGACATCTGCCAGTAAGCGTGGCCGCGGCGCGTCGTACCCTCGCGGGTGTACTTGATCGCCTGCCCGTTGATCTGCGCCGGCCTCACCGCGCCCGACTTCCGGTAAGCGTTGATTAGCTGGTTCATGTCGGCGCCATCGCGGAAAGCCTGCCCGTTAGCTTTGGACCCGAGAACCCGGTCCTGCTCACCCTCAGACAACCCCGAAAGGTAAGCGTGCGGATCCGTGCGTGCATCATCGCCCGTGTCCTCCGCGGCGGGCACGTTGCGGCAGTCACAGCCAGGATGCCGGTTGAACGCCTCCGAATGCTTCGAGGTCTTGCCCGCCAGCACGACGCAACGCCCGCACGACGGCGGATTCAGCATCCGCACATAATGGCGGACACGGTGAGCGCCGCCGGAAACCTTCTCAGCAGCCCGGCCCGTATCCGACAGCATCGTGCCGCTCGCCAGGTTCAGGAACTGCCCAGCCCTCGCCAACGCCGCGCCCTGCTCCAAACCAGCGGCCACAGCCTGCTTAGCGTGAATGACAGCGCCGTAAGCCATCGACGCGACCGGCAAGCCATCGCCAGCCACACCAACGAACCTTGACCCAGCAGACGCATAGATGGGCTCCGGGGCAGCATCACCAAGAGCGGCAGGAACATACGCCAACGCACCGTCAGCCACCCGCTCCTGCGCCGAGAAAAGAACCGCCAACAACGACGGCTCAATCCTCGCGTAAGACGCATCAAAATCAGAGCCCATCCGACGCCACAACCTGGACACAGCAGCAAGCGCCGCCTGAATCTCAGCCCTCTGGTCACCCGAATAACTAAGCGCCGCCGCCGGTAACTGCTGAAGCTGCACCACTCACAGCCCCCTTAGCGTCAAGACGTGCAAGGTACGGATCCTGAGACTCGGCTTCACGGTAAGCGCGGTCACGGTCCTTCTTCGCCTGCGACCAGCCCATCTCGTCCTGCACCGACTCGCGGGCGATAACACCCGTGCCGTTCGCGTACAGTTTCGTGAGCGCGTCAGCCTTCTGCGCAAACGTCGGGGTGCCGGCGTCGAACCATTCCGTCTTGATCTGATTAGCCATCGGCCACGTACCAGACCGGAACCGTTCAGCGATACCCTGCACCCAACCCCAGCCGTCACCCCAGTTGGACGCCTTACCCTCAGCGTTCAGGACCAGCCTGGACTCATCAGCACGGATAGCGCCCTCAGCCGCCGGGTTAACGGACGTTTGCCCAAGGTAGCGGGTAGGAAGGCCGGTAACAGAGGACACCATCTGCCCGTAATGGTTGATGGTGTCGTGAAAGTTCTTCAGGTCAGACGCGGAGAACTGCCCAACCTTCGCGTCCTGCCGCTGGTTCGCCCAGATAGCGGAGTAGTAGGACTGCCACGCGGGGATCGGGTTGCCGTCAGCGTCCACAAAGTCGCCCTTGGACATGCCAAGAACCCACTTCTGCGGGACGGCGTGAGTCTCCAAAGCTATCTGAAGGTTAGTGATCGCCCTTGCCGCCGAATCAACCAGCGGGATAACGTCCTTCATCTCCGAAACCCCGAGCCAGTCACCAGTACGGCGCCGGTTTAGGAACATCACGATAGGCACGCGGCCCAAGTTGTGGTCGTCCCGGTCATACTCGGACCAGCCGCCGGAAACCTTCTCCAGCCAGACCGTGCTGTTCGGCTCATACAGGGTCGCAAACTTCGGTTGCGGGTCTTCCTTCGTCGCACCATAAACACGCAGCGCAGAACTGATCCTGCGGCTCCTGGGATCCACAACAGCAGTCATCTCACGCGGCGACTCCACAGTGATAAGCGGGTGTTCCTTATCCTCGGCGTTAGAGCCGACGCACACGAACCCGCGCCCATAAATCAGCGTGTCCTTATGCAACAGCGCAGACTCAGAATCAAGGTTGTTCGCGTCCCAATGCTCACGCAACACCGTCGAAGAAATATCCTCGCCGGGAAGAATGAAATCCTTCACCCTGAGCCGCTGCTCGACTGAATCAACCGCAACGCGGGACCAGTTGATAACCGTCTCAAACTTCCGCAGCTCAGGCGGCACGGCAAGCCCGATATGCTCCAAAACCTGCGAGCCCTCGTAATACTTACCCAGCCGCTCATCATCACGCGACAAAGCATCCAACTGCGCGTTCAGTTTGGTGACAAGGGCGGCTTGCTCGGAACTCAAAGCCACGAAAGCCTCCTTATCTGAACACAAACATTCGGTTGTCGGTCACTTCGCCCCAGCCCGCCTCATGGGCGTCAGCTGCGGCAGTATGGGCAAGGATCTTCGTCATAATCACGTCGATCTTCTGATGGTCAGCCGGCTTACCCAGCACGTACTTCTGGCCAGGCTTAGCGATCTTCTTAGCGTTCGCCGCATGAACCGTCGCAATAGGGCAGCCATCATGCTTGATACGCCCCTGCGCCAGGTCAATCTCAAACCGGCGAATCTCCGGGTACATGCGGGAAACCTGGTTAGTCGGCCACTCGAAAACGTGTTCCTCGCCGTACTTCAACGCCCAGTCCCCAATTTCCGAGTACCAGTCATGAGGGTCAGCGTAAAAACGGGAAACCTTATACCGGGCGAAAACCTCATCCACCGCAGCATGAACCTCACCGCGGGGAATGTAGCCGCCCCACTCGGCAGGGTTCCACACCGTAGGGCGCCGATCCGGGCCATAACGCGGGGTAAAACTAAACCCGTCGATCGTTTCGCACTGCAAAGCCGACCAGTCGTTATTCTCCGAACCGTCAAAACCCATAGCGACCTGCACGCCATCATCAGGATTCGGCAGCCACAACATTTCCGGCATACGCACCATCCCAAAGACCATCACGCAACCAAGAACCAAGACCGTGAACGATGCGGTTGCCGTAGAAGCGTTCCGCCTGCGCCGGGTCCGTCTCCAACAACTCCGCAGCCTCAGCCTCGATAGCGTCAAGATCAACCCACGGCGAACCCTCATACACGTACCGGTGAATCCGGCGGCGCTCAACCTTGTTCTTATAAGACAAATCAGACGGCGGCTTCCGATAAAACCGGTAAATATCCGTCGCCTTAGACTCATACGTCTGCTGCGCGGAACTGTTCTCAGCCGGGTCCCACGGGTTCGTCCACTCAATCGACCGGCCACTCATACCAGCCAGGCCACGCTGCATCGTCTGCTGAACCCGGACCATCTTGTTCTGAACCGTATAAATGCCAGACTCGTCAAAGTTCGCAAAGTTGATCGGGTTACCCAGGCGAGACATAGCCGACGACGTGACAGCCTCAATCTTCCCGTTCTCAGGAAGACGCACGAACTGCTCACCAGTCTTCATAATCTCGTCCAACGGGCCGCTACGAACCATCGACTGCAACGGCCGGTAAACGTTATCGACCTGTTCCTCCGACGTGGCGACAAGCTGAATCAGTGAAGTCTTTCGCGGGATCCCCATAGCATCGCCAGGCTCATACTCGTACACGAACCCGCAACCGCAGCCATGGTCCCGGCAGTCGTAAACCTCGCCACCCACCGCCCAGCCCCCAAAAATCACCGGGCCGACAGCCTCACAACACGTCACAGCAGCCGCCAAAGGACCCTTACCGGTCTTCTGCGGGGCCACAACCTGCGACCGCCTATAAGTGAACGCAGGCGCCATAACAGGACGCTCAGGCACCCACCTAGCGTCAGCCTTCACCCGGTAATGGTTAGCGATGATGAGCAACTGCCACACGGACGGGACAAACGGTGTGCCCTTGTCATACCCATCAGGCACAGAACAATGAGCCTCAATCCAATCCGCGACCAGGAACCCTAAAGTCTGTGACGGCGGAAACGTGAGCGCAAAATCATCCGTCATTCCCCACAACCTTTAGCCGGGCACGAGACGAAGCCTTACGAGGCTTCCCGGTTGTACCGGTAGCAGCAGCCGGCGCATCACCAGCCGGCAACTGCCACCGCAACCTATTCAGACCAGCCGTAGACAGTCCCAAAAGCTCCTGATGCTGCTTCACCAAAGTCCGCACAGCCGACGACGCATCCGGCGCCTCAGCCTCAGCCAAATACCGGGCATACAGCGCAACCTCATCCTCAAGGCCGAGACGCGACCATTCGGAAGCCTGCGGGCGTTTCCACAGCCGCTCCCAAATGGTCATCTCCCGAGCGCCGTTCTCCAAATTCTCAGAGAGTGGCCACTCCGGCGCCGGCCCATCAAACGGCGCAAGCAAAGTCCAAGACGCAGAATCGCCGGAACGCTCACGGCGCAAAGCATTCGGATCCGCAACCCGCCCAGCGTTACCCCTCGCACCACCAGACGCCATTGGGATCACCGCCTAGCTAGTTGAGAACCGGTTTCAAAACGGCTTTGATTCTGGAAAACCTCCGAGCCCCCTCACCGGCGGTCTGAGATTTTCCGGGCCTTGGTGGGCCCCCCTGGGGGGGTGGGGGTCGAGGTCGGCGTCAGAGGTCGGTTTGGGTGTGGGCCTTGCGTCCGCCTGCTTGTGTGTTGCAGTAGACGTGACTAGGGCCAAGGTATGTGCCGCGGTCTTCGTCGTCGTGGTCTAGGTGCCATGGTGTGTTGGGTGCGATGGGTTGGCCGCACCGTGAGCATGGGACTGTGCCGGTCTGCACTTCGAGGTTGAGCCTGGCCCGCGTGCGTTGGTGCTTGGATCCGTAGCCGCGTGCTGATGCTGTGCCGCGCTCTGCCTCGTATGCTGCGTTGTGCGAGGGGCAGTAGCGTCCGTCTGCGGGTTGTGGGCATCCAGTCTTAGCGCATATGCGTCGTGCCCTTGCCATTGTTAGATGGCGCGTGTTGGTGCGCGGAAGGTCAGCTCTACACTGTCTTTGCTGAGTGCGCTCTGCCGTACCTCGTGGAGACGTGGTGTGCCGTTGACTATGCGCTTGCGTGCGAGGGCTACAACGTTCATCGCGGCTTCTGCTTCGCGCAGGCATTCGGTTACGTGTGATGGGTTGGACTTGAGGCCGGCAGCTATCGTCTTGTTGACGAGTAGCTTCGATTCAACTTCCATTGCCTGCCCTCTCTTCCGCTCTCGATGCTTGGTATGCGGCCCAGTGTGATGCGACGTTGGCCCAGATGGACATGAGCGCCACCCAGAGTACGGACTCACGCCACCATATGAGCGTGGGGATGAGCAGTAGGATCCATGCGAGTGTCGCCCATTTGTGGAACCTGGTGGTGAATGCCGGGTCGTGCAGCCTAGACCGGATGCTCACACGGTCACGGTTTCGTATGTGATGTGGAATGGCCCGGCGTATTGGTCTTCGAACTTGTTGGCGCAGTGTCCGCAGAGGTAGAGGGTGCAGAGGTTGGGGAAGAGTATGCGTGCTTTAGCTTGGGCGCTTGGGTGCCTGTCGCATTGGTTGCCATCCATCATTCCCCCTTGCGAGGCGCAGAACGTGTGGTGGAGTCCGCCTGCCGAGTCTGCGGTCTAGTGTGACTCTGAGGCGTGCGACGAGGATGCGAATGTGGTCACTCGTCATCGCCGTGGTCTGGGTTATTCAAGTGGTTGATGCCGTGGTGCAGCAGACCTGCCGCATGATGCACTGGGATGTCCGAGTCGTAGTAGTAGTACGACGTTGCCCGCGCATTGGTGGAGACCGCACATGCCGCGACGAAAGCCCATTCGGTTAGGAACTCGGGGTCATCCTCGTTTACGTCTGCGATGTGCGCGGCGATGGCGTCATGCACCGCTTGGAGCGTCTTGTCTGACATGGCATCTCCATCACTAAAGTGTGGAGCCCGCGTCTGTGGGGGTCAGTCGCGGGCTTCGTGGGAGCAGTTGGAATCGAACCAACCGTGGACTGATTTACAGTCAGCCCTGGCACCTTGCCTCTTCTACTCCCGGGTCCCGCTACACAGCGGCCATACTGTCTCGGCATGACTTGAGGCGGGGGTTCAGTTAGTGCCGGCCCCTGTGTCCGGGTTGTTGGTGTGCACCGTCGCTTACATGGCCTCGTGGGCGTCCTCGCTTGGGCACTAAAAAAGGTCCAGACCGTAAGCCTGAACCTGATTGCCTAGACAGTTATCCCTAGGCATGACTAACAATACACGACTTAACTCACGTGTGCCACATCCGACACAATCACTGCTCCCGGCGTGTCGAGGGCGCGCAGCAAGTAGGCGACTTGCTCACCAGCCCATGACGCTTCACAGGATGCGCATTCGATGTCCCAGGTGCCTATTGCCCGCATGTTGCCTTCGTCGTCCCAGCAGCCGAGGGACAGGCAGACTTTGCGTTCTTCGCCGTAGGTCGCCCAGCCGCACGCGGGGCAGGTCTTGCCGACGAGTTTGCGGCGCGGTTTGCTGGGCCATAGGAGCGCGTTGATCTTGTCTATCCAGTCGGCGCTTACGTGGGTGAGGTATGCGTCCCATTCGGGCGGCAGGTCCATCCCGGCGAACGCTTGCAACAGTTCCTCAAGGGTGGATTGCCAGCCAGTGCTAGTGATCTCGTAGTGGTCCCTGCGCGCCTCCCCCTCAATCTCGGCCAGCAGGTCTAGTGCGTTGGGGTTGATGGGGATTGGCGGGCCGGTCATGCCACCACCAGCGGATCCTGCATGGCCAGGTGTTACGGCTCGTCTTAGTTCCTCCAGGAGTGCCGGCACCTTGTGGGCTTTGCCGTCACGGTCCATCTTCAGGTGTTCACGCACGAGCTGGTGCGCGTTGTCCTTTAGCGTCACGCTATGTCTCCTATCTCCAGGATTTCGAGGACGATTTCGGGGTTGCCTTTTCCGGCTGCTCGCATGTCTGGGCCGATGACGTGCCGGTGGTCGTCGTCAGCTAAGAGGCCGGCGTCTACTAGCCCGTCTACCGCGGCTTTGATGGTGGGCCATAGGTTGTTTGGGTCCCAGCGGCCTCCACGGGGCTTGAATATGTGTGCGGTGATGTGGACTTGCCCGGTGAACTGTTGATGCCCTGTAGCGGCGGCGGTGGCTGCTTGGCGCCAACTCTTCGTGAGCTTGGCCTGCGCCATCCGGTGAAGCCGCATGTTCGAGTTGATGAAGTCACACGGCGCCGGGATATCGATGGTTACGTGGCGGGTCATTACCGTCCTTCCTTGATGCCGATGAGTGCGGCGAGGATTGCCTCAGCGAGTAAGGGCGGGACCGCGTTGCCGATCTGTAGGAACTGCTTTGTCTTGGTGCCGCGCCAGACGAACGGCTGTTCGTAGCTTTGGAGCGTGCTGGCTTCAGTTGTGGTGAGGCGCCTTCCGTCAGGGTCGCGGTCGCGTGGCCCTGCCGCTCTTGTCGCCCGCTTGCCCCATTCGGCGTTTGCTGCGCCCGTTATGGTGGGCGCCGGGTGAGCGACCGGGCGCGGGTCTACGATTTGGCAGGATGTCCCTGATGCTGCGATATGGGTGGGGTAGGACTGGAGCGCGGCGGCTTCTTCGGTGGTTAGCCGGCTGTTAGCCCCTTCCCAAGTTGCTAGCCCCGTGTAGCGCTCATGGAACTTAGCTATAGGTTCCGCGCCACCAGCCTCGGTGCCGCCGCCTGTGATCGTCGGCGACGGCCTAGACGTGAGCCCGCGCCATCCGAGCGCTTCGGCCATGCTGACCCATTTCTGTACGCCGGGGTCGAGTTTGTCGGGTGTGCGTGAGTGGTACCGGGAGTGGGTTGGCTTAGGGAGGTTAACCGGTCCGCCGCGGCGAGCAACCAGGATGGCGCGTTTCCTGGTTTGGGGTACGCCGTATTGTTCGGCGTTGAGGATCTCGACCTTGACCTCGTAGCCCCATTCGCGCATGACTTCGGCGCAGGCTTGCCAGACGGGCAGGACAGTGGGTACCTGCTCTAGGGCGACGAGTCGGGGCCGGTCGCGCCACACGTAGGCGAGTGGCGTCAACACAAGCGCGGTCCTCATGTCGTGCTGTTCCCCGAACCTTAGGAGCGCTTCGGCGTCTTTGTAGGCGTGCAGTTCGATGGCCTCGAGGACTTCGTTGAGTGCTGCCATTCCTGCGCCTTTGCCGGCGGTGCTGAACGTTTGACAGGGCGGGGAGGCGATGAGAAGCCCGTATGAGCCGTACTGTTCCCGGTGCTGTTCGGCAGTGAGTTGCAAGCCGTCCCATACGTCGTGGTAAATGGTTTCCATGCCGTTAGCCGTGCGAGTAGCGACGGCTTCAGGCATGATCTCAACCCCGGCTTCTTTGATGCCGAGGCGCTTGCAGGCAACACCCCAGCCGGTGCCGGCGAATAGGTCTAACGCTTTGATGTGTGCGGCGGTCACAATGTCCCCTTAAAGTCGTATGCCGCCTTGTTGGCGGCGTGGTTGGTGGTTGGGTTGCGGGTCATGCTGCTCTGAGTGCGTTTTGTGGGGTTACGCCTTTGTCGAGGGCCTTCGAGTACTGCCCCCAGAATTGGAGTTCGGCTAGTCCTGTTGCGCCGTGCCGATTTTTGGCAACCAGCATTGAGAGGTCGTAGCGGTTGTCGCCCATGATTTCGCGGTGTAGGAGGATTACTACGTCGGCGTCTTGTTCGATGGCGCCTGATTCGCGGAGGTCGCTGATTTGGGGCATTTTGTCTTCGCGTTGGGTGGATCCTCGGTTGAGTTGGGATAGGGCGATGACGGGTATTTCCATGTCCATTGCCATGATTTTGAGTTGGCGGGACATGTCGGCTACGAACTCGTGTCGGGGCCTCTTATCTCCGGGTTGCTGCGTCATGAGCTGGAGGTAGTCAACGATGATGCCGGCGAGTGGTTTGCGACGGTTGACTGACCTGGCGAACCGTTTGATGTCGGTGATGGATACGCCTGACCTGTCATCCACGAACAGGGGTACGTTGGCCCAGGTTGCACGGCGGTCCCGTATTTTTGCCCAGTCCCCGGCGTCAAGGTTGCGTTCGATCAGCTTGGAGACGTTCATGTTCAGGTCTGCGGATACTGCCCGGATCTGGACATCGTTGTTGGACATTTCGAGGGATGAGAACGCGACGGACCCGTGCTTGGTGAGTTCCTGCGCGAGGTTGAGTGCCACGACTGACTTACCGACTGAGGGCCTAGCAGCGACAACGTACAAGGCTCCAGGTCGTAGCCCGCCGATGATGTCATTGACGGACTGCCATGGTGTCGGCCGGTGGTCTATTTCCTCGTCCAAGGTGCCGAGCATGACGTCAATGGTTTCCCCGAATGACTGCACCACTGAGCCGGTAGCCCTGCTGGTGCGGTCAACTTCGCGGCGTGCTGTCTCCACGAGTTCGTCAACGTCCCCGCCGGATGATGCGAGGTCTTGGATCTTCCTGCCTGCCGCGGTTAGGCGGCGTCTGGTGGCTGCGTGGGCGACTATCTCCGCGTAGTAGGCACCGGAGGACGCGGACGGGACAGTAGCCGCCAGAGAGTGCGTGTAGCCTGCCCCGCCGGTACGTTCAATCTCGCCCATTTTCGTGAGCGCGTCGTTTACCGTGATCGCATCCACCGGGGAACCAGCCGATACTAGATCCAGGATCGTCCGGTAGATGGTCTCGTGCGCGGGCCGGTAAAAGTCCCCGCCGTCAAGGATGTCGCTTATCTCCGTGATCGCGTCCCGGCTGATAAGCATCGCACCCAGGACTGACTGCTCAGCTACCGCATCATGTGACGGGTTTTCATCGATCATTGATTCCCCCTTCCGTCTTCGCTACCGTCTCGCGCAATTCCCAGGCCGTGACCTCTCGGGAGACGATCTGATACTTGACGCCCTGCCAAGTGCGTCCGTCCTCCTGCAACTTGTGGTAGACATCTGCGGCTGTAAAAGCAGCCGGGACTAAACGGACATCGCCGCCGGTCCGTCGCCGCCAGCCCCATTCGGTGCTGACCTTCGCGGCGTTTAGGGCAGCCTCAGCGTCTCCCCTAAACTGGCGCCTGAGTGGCTGTGGAGCATCCCCCCACCGCACACTTTGCCCATGCTCCCTCTCAAAAAGAACGCGGGCAGCAGCTTCGATTGCTTGCTGGCTGATACTCATTTGTAGAAGTCCTTTGACCATGGGCTGTTAGCCGCGGGTTTTGTCTTTGATCTATCTGCGCCGATAAGCCAGTTTTTGAAACCTGCATCCCAGTTCACTAGGCGCCTGTCTTTTGACTCTGCGTGGGTGCGGAACTTTGCCGCCTGGAACGTGAGGTCTATTCCCTCAGCCTCGGCGTATTGCTTGTGTGTGTCGTTTGGAGCCCATGAGTCCGGGATCGGATGCGCGGGCTTCTTCCGGGAAGTCGGCAAAGAAGGGACAGGGTCGGGAAGGGACAGGGACAGGGTCGGGGTAACGCGAACTTCTTCCGAAGTTCCCTCGAACGTTCCGGTGTCGTTCGGCTGAACGTTCGGAATGTGTTCGCCCGAACGGTCTACGCCCTTCTTCTTTGCACGTACCGCCTTCATGCGTTCCCGTGCGGCGTTCCTCTCGGCCATTACTTCTTCCTTGAGGGGCTGGTATTCGTCCCAGTCCTTGAACTGGTAAGCCCCGCCAAGATCAATCCATAGGCCAGCTTCTACAAGCTCCTGCACCATGGCATCGTCAGCACCGAACCTACGGACAATGGAGGACTTAATCTCTCCGTCAGTGAGGTAGTTGGCGCACCAGGATCCGGCCAGCGTCCAAACTCCGACTGCTGCGGGGGACAGCTCCATAACTTTCGGGTGTCCGTGGAATGCGTCGTCTACTTTGAACCACGGCATTTATGCCACGTTCCTTTCGTTTCTTGTGAGTGCCCGGAACCTCCCGCCGTCCACGTAGCTCCAGCCTTGGCTGGGGAAGTGTTTGCGGAGTGTTTCGCGGGCTATGCCGGTGGTGCGTTGGGTTTCGCGCTGGGATGCGCCGTCAGCGAGTAGGCGGGCGGCGTGTGCGAGTTGTTCGGGGGTGGGTGGTTGCTTGAACATCAGGCGGCTGCCCGGCTGAGTGTGCGGGTTTCGCCTGGGAAGTATTTGCGGAGTGTTACCCGTGGCAGGCGGGTGATGCGCTGCACTTGCCGGAGGGATGTGCCGTATGCGAGTAGTCGGCCGGCTTGTTCTAGGCGTGTGGGGAATGGGCTCTCTAGACCGCCCATTCCGGCCATGAATCGCTTGTCTAGTTCACGGATGCGGCGCATTGCGGCTTCATCCTCGTCGGCGCTGAATGCCTCATCGACTGGTTGTGCGCCGCGGTACTGGTATGCCATTACTTTTTCCTCGCTTTCATGATGTTGCGGATGGCTGTGCGTGCGGTTGGATCGGAGTGGCGGTATGAGTCGCCTGGTTCTTTGGCGGGTTTGCGGTCTTCCCAATGGCAGCGGCAGTCGTAGGCGAGTGAGCAGCCCCAGGGGTTCCAGCAGCACCCGCGCCCGCAGACGGTCACGTGGCGGCCTCGGGGTAGGCATCCCGCAACAACGATGTGTAGTTGCGGCTGGTTTTGGCACCGTCCGGGCGCCAGAGCGTGTAGGACCAGGCGCCGGTTGTGGGGTTCTCGGATTCGCGTAACAGGCGCCGTGTGCGCCGGTTCCTCACGTCACCGTCCGGGGTGATCTGGTACGCGGGGAAACCGGGGATCGTCCGCCACACAGCCTCGGACAGGTCACGGCCATCAGCGGTCAGCATTTGGTCACCTTTCGTTGGGCACCAAAAGGGGCGCCCCGTGTGGAGCGCCCCTATGGTTTGGGTTATCGGTTGTCGAGTGCGGCGTATATTTCGGCTAGCGTCCCGGTGATGGGCCCGCATTCGTGCCGCTCTGGCCTGCCGTTGGTGATGCTCAGTTCGCCCGCGCATTTCCAGCATTCGGTCAAGAATGACAGTTGCTCGCCGCGGGGCTTCGTGCGGAACGCCATCAGAAGGCCGGACCGGTCTGCGGGGCCCCCCAAGGATCAGACTGTGCCGGCGCCTGCGGCTGCCCACCCCAGCCACCCTGAGACTGTGCCGGGGCCTGCTGCTGGGGCTGCTGGTTGCCTGCCTTGGGGATCAGAGAGATGTGCTTGGGCTTTATCTCAGCGGACCAGCCTTTAGTGCCGTCCTTCTTCTCGTAAGTGCGGACGCCGGCGGTTCCGATGACGAGTACCTTCGTGCCCTTGCGGAGGTGTTCGGCCCAGAACTCGGCCTTACGCTCCCACTCGGTGACACGCCACCAGGTTGTCTCGCCCGCGTCTTCCCACTGGTTCGTCTGCTGGTTCAGCCGGCGCGGGGTGTCACCAACGGAGAACTCCAGCTTCGCCTTGCCCTTTGGGGTGAACGTCAGTTCTGAGTCGGATCCGAGGTTGCCGGTTACGGTGATGTCTGCCATTAGTTCTGTTCCTTCGGGGTGTTGTTGTAGACGTAGTCGAGGATGGATTGCGGGGCGTCCTGCTCGTAAAGCCACTGTGTATACTCAGCGACCTTGCCTTCAGCGACTGCCTTTGCGGTGTCGGCCACAACCTTCTCCGGGATGGTGGGTTCGGGCTCAATGACTGCTTCCGGTTCGGTGGTCGCGGCTTTGAGTCGGTCGGCAACGGACGTGGGCTGTACGGGCTGCTGCGGGGCGCGTCGTTCGCCCATGTCTGAGAGTTCATCCGGGGTGTACTGAACCCCGTACAGAGCCTCAGAGCAGGCGAGGCGGGCAACGGCTGAGATAGCGCGCCACTGCAACATCGTGAGTGGCTGCTTCTTGTAGTTGTCCTTGCTGGTGAGGCCCATCTTCTGAGCCCACGCCATGTCACGGACAACACTGTGCGGATAGTCGGGGTCGTCGGCCCGGTAGATCGTCGCCGTGACGGACGTGTTCGCTTCGTCCACGGTGACGCGGAGCTTATGCCCGGCCTTGCGGACGTTCGAGGCGATCAGTTCGGCGGAGGCGGTCGGCTTACCCTGGATAACGTCGATCCGGTAAAGCGACTCGGCGGGGGACAAGCCCATGGCCTGCCCGAGGCCGATAGCGATCACGGCGTTAGCGGGCTTGTTCTTGTACGCCTGCGGGATCATGTCGCCCGTGGTGACGAACTCGGCGTAGCGGACTTGGTCAGGTATCGCCAGCGCTTCCGGCTGGTGACGGACAATTTCAGACATTGGAGATGCTTCTTTCTTCGATGAGTTTGCGGGTCCACGGCTTCATGCGAAGCGGTGCGGTCTTGGGGTAGCCAGGCCATTCGTCGGCTGCCCGGCACTTGTTCCACAGCTCGATTGCTGCGTAGTTGTCGATGCGGGCAATGTCCACGTCGTAGGCGTCCAACTCCGGCAGAGACACGGCAGGCACGTCGCCCTTCTCAACGACGATGAACGCGAAGACTGGGCGGGTGCCGGTGAGCGCTTCTATGCCGTCCTCGTACCAGGCTTGCTGGTGGAAATAGCCGTAGTCCGAGGCGCTGGCCTCAAACTTGCGGGGATCAGCACTGACCGAAGTTTTCAGGTCGATGCAGATAGGCCCGATGGGGGAGTCTGGCACGTAGTAGTCGGGCCGGCAACGCAACAGTGCACCCTCGCGCTTCCAGAACACGGACTGTTCCGCCTTGCCGCCGGACAGCAGGAGCGCCGCGTCTGGGTTAGCCCATACGGCGTCACGCATGGCCCGTATCTCGTCCCACTTCTCAGGCAGCACCGGGATCTTCCCTGCGGCCCGTGCCTCGGCTGCGGCTTCCTTCGCGGCCTTCGTGCGCCAAGAGTCATAGTCGAGGACGACGGCGGCTGACTCGTCATTCTCAAGCACCAGGGAGTGCGTCAGGGTTCCGACCTCGAACGCCTCGTTAGTCTCTGACTTTTCCTGCCGTACCTTGAAGTGCAGCGGCGACTTATCCAGCAGGAGCCGGGCGCCAGAGGATGACAGCGCGCCCTTATGCGCGTGGTACTCCGCGTTGGTCATGTCCGGGTAGATTCGTGCGTCGGTCATTTCCGTGCTTCCTGTAGGACCCATTGGAGGGCTTCGGCGTGTGTGGTGAAGGTGCGGAAGTCGATGGCGGTGAACGCGGTCCAGGGTTTCGGGAAGTCCGCATACCGTGTGCCGTCCGCCATAAAGTTCGCGTTGTAAACCTGGGCG